TGACTGCCTGCTGCTTCAGGTTTACGCCACCTCCAAACCAGGCATTGCGAATCCGCGCGTCCTGCGTTCTGGCGGTTTCCCAATCCAGAAGCTGCGTAACTGCATTCAAAGCGCCCCAGGCCGTACCCTTGGCCGATTCCAGATCAGCGCCAATGCCTTGGCCTTCAAAAAGAGACAAGGCACGAAGAGCTGCTCTGCTAGGCTTGGCCTCATCACCACCCAGCAGGTTGGTGAATACCTTTTGTGCTTGCGAACTGGAGATCTTAGCCGATGCCAAGAGCTTGGCTGAATCCGCAAAAGCTTTGAAGGTTGCATTGCATTCGGCCAGCTTAAGCTGTACCTGCAGCGGCTCAAACACCGACGTATGCCGCACAACCACTTCAGCGCTACCACGATTTTGCGCCATTTGCAAAGTGTTGTTGCACACCACACGTATTGCAGTAAGCCGCGCCTGGGTTGCCAAAGTGCCATCGGCCGAGGATGCGAGTAGCAAGTATTGCTTGACTGAGTCACCGGCCAATGAGAACTCGCCATCCATTCGAGCCAGTGCCCAATAGTGAGCGCCATTACGCAGAACGCCGGCCGTTTCCAAATGGGCCACAGTACCTACCATGTCACGAAAGAATTCCAGCATCTCCATGGGCTGCACGATTTTGTAGCGATCGGACACAACGCCAAGAGCCGCGCCCGTATCTTCGCGGTACATAACACGCTTGCCTTTGAAGACGTTCATTGCGTAGATATTGTCAGGCGAAGTTTTGTAGTGCACGTCTGCTGTGTTGAGTGTGAAGTCCAACCCGGACTCTTTGGCCCAGACTTCGAGGGGGGCGTCATCGGTGAGTTGCTGCCCCAGGCCGTGCCACGGGGTTTCGCCAACGTAGGCCATTGCGGCCTTGCCTTCAGCTGTGGTTGCAAGCATGTGTGCCATGGTAGTTCCTTTCAATGATCAAAATTAGTGAAGTGATTGTACAACTACGCGCGGTTCAGCTTCCAGGCCTGCGACCAGGCGTCGTACTCGCTGCGAGTCATGTTACGCAGGTTCTGCTCATGCTCTTGTTCTTGCTTTTCGAGGCCATGCGTCCAGCAGGCGCCGCCGTCTTTACGATGCGGGAATTTGTAAGCTGCGCAGCGGCAGGTAAGTTGGTTACGTTGTGTCATGGTGGTTCCTTTCAATGGTCAGTTGGTCAAGTGCTACAAGGGCATAGTACATCAATCTCGGGAAAAATACACATTCCCGCAAATCTTTTTTCAGGCCACGGAAATCCGGATGTTCAGGCCTTTGAACTGGATGGTCAGACTGTCCTCGGCCTTGTTGACCTGGATCCCAAGGTCTTGCAATTCCTGCGGTAGGGGGTTTGAGATAGGCTCCAGAACCACCGGCGCGTGGAGCATGGAGTAGTATACCTCTTGGCCTTGCCGGTCTCTGGCGAACACGCCTTTGGCATGCAGTCTTTTGCACACGTACTGGACTCGGTGGTATCCTGCCTTCCCGGCAAGCTCATAGACGCTGGGCCACTTCCAAATGTCTTGCAAAGACATAGGATCCGGTGAGGCGCGGACACACCCCTCAATGTTGGCCCACAGTGCCGCGGCGGTAGCACGCGTCTTAGGCATTGTGCTCGCCTGCTGCCATCGCCTTTTGCAGCATTTCGATCAGGCGCCTTGTGTCGTCCTTGGTAAGCACGACTCTTGCACTGGCGCGGTCCAATGACACATTCATCCAGACCTTGTTGTCATCCCAAATTGAGACATGAATGTAATCGTCCGAGTCTTCCAAGTGCATGTGATATTGAGTATCTTCCATGGTGTTCTCCTGAATGTGGGGGCCGTAGCCCCCGGTTGATGTGTTAGGCCTTGACGCAGACTTTGATCACGGCGATTGCAGGGGCGCGGAACTTGGCGATGTCAGCTTCGGTGATGCCGAACGCAGCGTACAGTGCGTCCTTGTCAACGGTGCCTTCACGCTGTTCGATGGTGACATTCACGCCGTACATCTCACCGCGGTGCTTGCCTTCGCCGTACTTGTTGGCAACAGCATCCTTGGCAGCCTTGAGCTGCGCGGTCAGAAGTTTGACTTGCTTGTCAAGCATTGCGAGGTGGTCAATGTCGTTGGTAGCTACCAAGGACAGCAACTCGGGAGTGGTCATCATGTTCATGGTGTATTCCTTTCAATGGTCAATGTTACGTTCAACGATCAAGTGCTACAAGGGCATAGTATCTACATCTCGGGATTTGTGTTGGACTTAATTGTTAAGAATTGTTAAGACTCAGGGCGCCTTGGGAAGGCACTTGGAGCAACTTATGGTACTATGGCCAGACCATGGGGAACCATGGCCCAATAACAAGGCGGAAAAGCCTGTTGTGAAGGGGTACTTTTTGACCATTGAAAGGGATCATGCGCAAGATACAATACACAACTCGCAGTGACGGTACGACCCCGGCAGACGCATGCCTATTGCTTTGCGCTCGCCATACAGGAAATCACCCAAAAAATTGGGGACCAAGGTGCAGGATCTTGGTCCCCGAAGGTGCATCATTGAAGGGAGGTATTACATGATAACGAAGGTGGACCATGCCATCTAGCTTTGCCAACCAAACAACAGATCCAGACACATTATACAACAACTTTTGCCAGGCTCGAGGCTTTGACGCGCAGGACATTGCGCACCTTGGCCTTGAGCTTTTAGAGCCTACGGCAACACACGCATTGCTTGGCCATACTCGTGAATGGTCAATCCGCTTGCCATACTTTGACATGGACGGCAACCGTTCGGGCTTCAACAGAGTCCGACTTTTGATGCCCATGACTAAGATGAAATACAGCCAGGCACGGGCATCCGGCACACATGTCTATCTACCCCCAACGGTGGGGTGGCGGCAAGTGGCGCATGATGTAGACATACCCATCATCATCACCGAAGGGGAATTCAAAGCCTGGGCTTTGACCAAGCAGATCACGGTCGACAATCTCACATACGCCCCATTGGGGCTGGCAGGTGTGACATCGTGGACCGACAAGTCGGGCTTGCACTTACACAAGACGTTGATGCAGATCATGTGGCGCAAAAAGACCAGCTTTGCCGACAAATCACGAAAGGTCTTCATCATCTTCGACTACGATGGCGCCAACGATGACGGCGAGCCTAACGAGCAGGTTGGTATGGCCGAGACTAAGTTGGCAGTTACGCTTCGCGGCCTTGGCGCCACGGTCCATCTGTGTAGAGTCGGGAAGTTCGGACCAGGCAAGGGGCAAAAGTACGCCATTGATGATCATTTGCTGGCCGGTGGCACGTTGGCGCAGGTACTTACCACCACATCCACGGTCATGAATGGCATCGACACGCTTGAGACTAGGCTTTACGAGTTTAAGACACAGTACGCGCTCTTCAATGGCGACGTGATTCGCCTGCGAGATGGCTTGGTACTGCCCTGGTCCAAGGCAATGATCGACTCGGCGCAACACTTCTTCACTCAGGTGACCGCCAAGCCCAACGGAAACGTGGTTACCAAGGAGCTACCCCTACTGCAGGAGTACAAGAAGTGGCCGCGATGCTGCAAATTGGACTTCATTGGTATGTATCCGGAGCACCAAGGTCTGCAAATCACGCCTGACCGCTGCTACAATCTCTTTCGAGACTGGGCGTATGCACCAGCCAAGGGCGATGTGAGTATCTATCTGGACTTTTGCAAGTATTTCTTTCAGGCCGAGCCGCATTTTGAGGAGTATTGGCATGATTGGGTTGCCAATATCGTTCAACACCCGTATCGGCGCAACAACACCACGCCGCAATTCATTCATGACATGGAAGGTATGGGCAAATCGGCCATTCCTGAATTCATTGCCGAAATGCTGGGTATGGGTGACAACGCGCCGGCTGCAACACTCGGTCCTGACGATCTATTTAGCAGCTTCAACGGCATTTTGAAAGGCAAGATCTTCATTGTCGTGAATGAGCCATCATCTGATCGTGAAGACCATAGCTCCAGGCTCAAAAATCTAATCACCGGCAAGGAAATCACAGTCAACAATAAGTACGGCGCGCAATACACAATCAAGAATTATGTAAACTACGTCTTTACTTCCAACAAGCCTTACATCACGCATATGGGAAATAGCTCCAGGCGCGAGGCCATTTACAAATGCCCGACATTCAAACAAACTGACATACTTGAGAAGGTCAGGCAACTCATGTTATGGGCACGTGATTCGCAAGGCCAAGGCTTTAGCCACGTGTTGGAATGGTATATGACTCGTGATATCACAAAGTTTGACGTCTACGCCCCCGCGCCAATGACCAAGTATAAGCAAGTTGCGATTAACGCCAGTAAAACGCCATTGGAAGCCTTTGCGCAAGAATTGGCGCAATGGGTTACTAACAATTTGCAAGGCCATGGAGCTTTCACGGCTGCGCAACTAGCACTATTGTGTGAAAAATGGGGGCATGACGGCCGGCCAAAGGCGCAATACATCAGAAAAGCACTACTTGCTTACGGTGAGATTGAGACCAGCAAACTTTTGAAAGTTAATGGAAAGGCGGAAAGATACACGACTATACGGGTAACAGATTCGCCGGCAATAAATGTTACCTGGGCAGATATCGGGAAAAGTACTGAGGCCATGGTACAACGTGAAATTGAACAAAATGCCGCATTTTGAGTACTTAGAACTGTTACCTTTGCTTTTTGTTACCACTTTTGTTACTCTCTAAGTTATTGATTCTTTTATATAATAACAGTAGTAACAAAAGTAACAAAAATAATAAAGAATATATTAGAAGAATAGAGTATTACAGTATATGCGCTCTATAGAAGTTTTCTGGCCAACTGTTACCTGTTTTTGTTACCTGCCCTTTTTATCGTGAATTGCATGATAGTGTACAGCTTAACTTTTTTGGAGTAGTATCCTTCGCATGACGACAAAGACACCAACAGCAAATGGTAAGTTCCTTGGTCGGCCAAGCAAATACGACGCGGCGTATTGCGATCGTATCGTCGAACTTGGCAAGCTTGGGTACACACGTGCGATGATTGCGAATGAGCTTGGCTTTGGGTGGCGCAATCTTCAAAACTGGGAAGGCGCGCATGAAGAATTTCGGGCCGCCTTGGAACAAGCACGAGTTGACGCAATGGCGTACATGGAGCGTTTGGCGCTTGAGCACATGGTCGAATCGCCGGGCGGTCCAAAGCTTAACACTGGGTTGTGGTCGCGATCCATGGCTGCACGCTTTCCTAACGAGTATCGCGACAATTCCAGAGTCGAAGTCAGTGGGCGCAATGGCGGCGCAATCGAAGTCGACGTGGTGCATGACTTTGCGCAAACTTTGATGGACGATCTGTTGGCTGCGCGCCAAGCTGATGCTAAGTCAGACAGCAGCGACTGATTTAGCACGGCGCATTCAAGCTGGGCCGAGTCTTAACAAGGCCTCGCCTGAATGGCAGGCTGCACTTAAGGCACGCACCAAGTGGTTGACTATTGCCAACACGCATCAGGTGCCTCCTGCCGGTGACTGGTGGGCGATATGGTTGTTGCTTGCTGGGCGCGGTGCAGGCAAAACGCGTTGCGCTGCGGAGTGGGCATGGTGGGAAGCATGGCGGCAGCCAAGTACGCGATGGCTGGTTTCTGCGCCTACATCGGCTGATGTTCGTGATGTCTGCTTTGAGGGTGACTCAGGCTTGATCAATGTAATCCCACAAGCTCTTATTGGTCACTACACTCGATCATTGCATGAGTTGCACTTGGTCAATGGCTCAATTCTCAAAGGGATTCCTGCATCTGAGCCTGATCGCTTTCGTGGCCCACAATTCCATGGCGGTTGGCTTGACGAGCTGGCTGCATGGGATTACCTTGATGATGCTTGGGACATGTTGCAGTTTGGAATGCGACTGGGCAAATCACCTAAGATCATTGCCACCACCACGCCAAAGCCTAAGCCTTTGATCATGGACTTGGTCAATCGTGATGGCGAGGATGTTGTATACACTGCAGCCTCGACATACGACAACCTGCACAACCTGGCGCCTACGTTCCAAAAGCAAATACTCCAGTACGAAGGCACGAAGCTTGGTCGTCAAGAGATTTACGCCGAGATCATTGATCCTGAAGAGGCCGGTATCATAAAGCGTGAATGGTTCAAACTCTGGGATAGCGATCGCCCGTTGCCCCGCTTTGAGTTTGTCCTGCAGTCCTACGACTGCGCTACTTCGGACAAGACACGGAATGATCCCACTGCCTGCACCGTATGGGGTGTCTTTAAGCCTGGTCCCGATTCGCCCATGTCAGTCATGTTGATCGATTGCTGGGAAGAATACCTGCAGTATCCCGATCTCAGACCTCGTGTCATTGAGGAAGCCAAGTCTATTTACGGAGATGAGAACGAGTTTGGGCAAGGCAAAAAGGTCGACCTCATCCTGATCGAAGACAAGTCGGCCGGTATCTCACTCCTTCAAGACTTACAGCGTGCAGGCTTGGCCGTGCGATCGTACAACCCGGGACAAGCAGATAAGACGCAACGCCTAAACGTGATAGCCCCCATCATCTCCAGGCGCCGTGTGTATTTGCCCGAGTCCACAAACAACAAAGGCTACGCTCGTGATTGGGCAGAGCCATTGGTCAGGCAGCTATGCGCCTTTCCCGAGGTGCGGCATGACGACCTGGTCGACAGCACGACACAAGCATTACGTATACTAAGAGACATGGGATGGGTTAATATAGACCCCATTGTCGAAGACGATGACGATGATTCATACGGTCGGCCCAAGCGCTCCAATCCCTACACGGCCTGAGGTTAGCGATGCCTGATGAACTCAAAGAAATTCCGCAAGGCGGATTGCAGCAATTGACTGGGCGTATTGGTCGTGGCATGCAGCAGATTGGCCGAGCAATGCAAGAAGGCGTTGAGCCTTTGTCTGCTAAATACCCAATCCGCTCCGCCCTCAGTAATTTGCTCATTACCTCGCCATTGCAATCAGCAGGCGCGGCCTTGCAGGACTATTCCGGTACTCCACGCGACATTACGCCCGAATACCCATACCGCGCTCGGTTGTTCGATCCGCGCCAACCGGCGATGGTTGATCCACGTGCGCTTGACTTAGCTCAATTTGCAGGGCCCGTGGCAGGACGGGCGCGTAATGCTGCGCGGTTCGCCCTGCCTGACCTGAAGGCGGCGGCCATAGCGGCCTACGGCCCAGACGTCTCCGCCGCGCACGTTGTCAAGCCCAAAGGTGGTAACTGGGTGCCTGGAGATGTTGAAGGTAGCATGGCGCAGCTTAAAAGCGCGCTAATTCCCAATTATGAGCATTGGGGTGGTGGCCAGAACGTGACTGACGCAGCAAAAGCTCAAGCCAACGCACTGCGCAATTGGGTTGACACAAAGCTCAATCGTTACATCAAGAATGAATTGGCAACGCCGGAAGATCCTGTGCGGGCACTCGCTGAGCGAGGGATAAGCCATATGCAAACAGCAGAGGAAGGCTTTGAAATCCCTCTTGCGTCTGTCATGCGTCGGCGCATAGAGGCAGGGCAAGACCCCATGGGTACTGGCACCAGCCCGTTGGCTAGGCAATGGGACTACTTGGCTGATCGAGTTGTAGGCAATCAAACAGCAAGAGACCTTAGTAGTGTAGAGCGTGAATCTGTTTTTGGCAACAAACTCGTTCCGCCCGAAACCCCTGTTCATTACATGACTGTGTCGCCTTCGCACAATTTATATTTGGGACACCTCGTCGACGAGCTGCGCAACGCGCTCGATCCTGCCGCCCAACTGCCACGCAACCTGCAACTTACGCCTGAACAGCTGAGCAAAGTGACGGTGCCGCAAGCCGTGGAGCGTGTGGCCAAGATCAATGCGTGGCGCGAGGCGCAGAAGGCTGAGGCCAATGCGGCTCGTGCAATGAACCCCGCCACGGTGATTCATCGAGAGTATCCGACCATCCCCGGAACTGAAATGCCCAACGAGCGCGGATTGCGGTGGGTGGAGTTGAAAAATTTAGACATGCCAAGCGGTTGGTCTGCTCCCGAGCGTTACGAAATTCGACGCCCAACTCCAAGCTCTGAAACGTTTGCAATTTTTGACAAAGAAACTGGTCAATACATCACCACCGGTCTTGAGTCCGAAGAACAAGCTGTAAAGCATTTGCAGCAAACCATCAACAAACAAACACTCGAAGACGCTCTCAAGTACGAAGGCGAAACGATGGGCCACTGCGTTGGTGGTCCGGGCTATTGTGAGGGTGTCTCCTCTGGCAGCAAGCGCATCTACTCGCTGCGCGATGCCAAAGGTCAGCCGCATGTGACGATTGAAGTGCAGCCGAATGCAATTCTTCCAAAATGGGAAGAGATTCGTCCATATTTTGGTGCTGCGGCAGAAGAAGCAAAGAAATTGCCCCGTGGTTACACTGGTCAGGACATAACCAACATTGCAACAGAAATGGCAAAGAAGGCGATGCCTCAGAACATCGTCCAAATCAAAGGCAAAGGCAACCGCAAGCCCAACGAGGAGTACCTGCCGTTCGTGCAGGACTTTGTGCAGTCAGGTCAGTGGAGTGATGTTGGCGACATTCATAACGCCGATATGTTCAAGCTGCCAGAC